TGGTTTTTCTGAATGATTTATAAATCCACCTAACGGAGTTCTTATTAAAAGTTCACCATAAAAAAAATGTATCATACCAAGATCAATATTTTTAGGTATAGTTTGTGTTGCAAACAAACCTAAACCCTCAATAGAACTTTGTTTAATAGTAAGTGATTCTGGTAGTGGTCTGTAATTCATCCGGGTTCATCTCCTTGGCAAACATAGCCTACAACTTTTTTATCTTTGTATATGTGATACTCGATAGAAGAGAATAGTTTTCTTTTTTTGTTTTGTTCAATTTTTACGTTAGTCTCAAACCAATTGCTACAATTGGTATGTATTTCAAAAGTATCTAATTTAATTTCTCCTTCTACAAGAAACATTAAACTTATAATAATGGGTTTCATTAATGACCTTGGCCACGATTCTTTTTAGGTTTAGCTCTTTTAGGTCCCCATTTTTTTCTTATACAACCTTTTCTTCTTTTGTGGGTTCTTTTATAATAATTAGCTTCTCCATATAAAGCTTTTTTCTTAGCCATCTATATCCATTCGTAACTTCATTGCTGAATCTTTATCTACTTTCATATATTTTATAACTCCATTTACTTTTTGTACAACGTCTTCACCACAATTAATACATCTATAAATATTATTATCAATATTAACTAACATTGTTTTTTCTGTGCACTCTGGACAATCACCTGTAACTATTTCTGTAGTAAATTTTATCATTTTATTTTTCTAAAAATTCGTATCGTGTTTTGCCGTCTTCATCTCTGTAAGCTTTCATAAATTGATTCTTATTATGCTCAGTAGAATATGAACAATGGACCCATCCTGAGTTAGGATCTCCATCTTTGTAGTATTCAAGTATTAACTGATTCATTTCCAAGTTATCTTTAATCCACAAAGCTAATTCTCTGTTATCTACTCCCCATATCTCAAAATCTGCTGCTGCTGATTTTTCATCAGCGCAATGTTCAGATGTAATTTTAGAACCTATTGCTAAACACAATTCTGCACACCTAAATCCACTTGATATAATAAGTGGAGCGTTAAAATTAGTTCTAATCGGTTGTAATATATTTACAGCAAGAGCTTTTAAATTTTCTATTTGTTGAGGTGATGGATTATTAGATATACCTTTCCTAGTCGCTACTTGGCTTTTAATAACCTCATCAAGAGTAAAATTAGCTGAAAGTTTCATTATTTTTTAGTATTGCATTTACATCTTTTGCCAAAGATCTTATCAATTAGTTTTTTAAAAAACTTTTTCATTATGGAATTAGTATAAGACTTTTAATGCTTTTGCTACCATCAATATTAGTTTGTAATTCTGCTTTAGATTTTATACACTTAAACTCTACATTTTCAGAAATACCACGACTAGCCATACGCTTACCTTTTAAGCATTCTGACATAGATGGCTGTATTCTATGTTCTTTAATTTCAGCACCTACAAACATTAATAAAGCTACTACAGTTTCAATCATTAGTGACCTCCATTACCATTTTTTCTTACTTTGTCTTTTAAACTCTCAACATCTAATAATGTTTTTTCTAGTTGATCTCTAAGGAATTGTATATTAACCTTGTTAGTCATATTTTGTTCTTGTGTTTTTTCTAATTTTTCTACAGTTTTATATATATCTTCTATCAACATAAACTGTTCCTGGTCCGTGGGCTTTTGTTCACTCTTCTTTAACAGATCTGCTTGGAATAGTTCTCTTGATGTCTCAAGACTTGTTAGTCTTCCAGTTATCTCTGTGTATGCGATCACACCAGCTATAACGCCAGCTATAATCATTGCCATATTGCGAATAGGCATATTTATTGATGTATTTTCACTTATTTTCATAAGATCTTACCTTTGTTCTTGCCATTCTTAACCATGTACTTTTGTGTTCCATTTGCACCAATCTCTACTTCTTTACGTAAAAATTTAAACATGTTCATTTGTTTTGTGTCTTCAAACTTTTGTTGAACATAATCTAAAACTTTTTGTTTGTTAAACCTGTCTCTTTTCATTTATAAAAACCGTCAAAAACCCAATTAACAAATTTGTCCCATTGTTTTTTAATCCATTTAATCATTTTTTTTCTCCTCAATTTCGTAGAAAAAATTATCTGTATCTTCTGTTTTCCATTGACCAGAATTTTCTACATTCCATTCACTTGTTTGTACCTTCCAGTCAGGAATAGTATTCTTAACTGTAAACGAAGGTATATCCCATATTATTCTGTTATTTGGCTGAGCCGCATAGTTGCCATCATCTAAAGCAATTATGTGAGCGCACTTATGTTCGTGCGGAATTTCCGAATGATCGGTGTCTATTATATTACTCTCTGGGTGTGCAAAGTCAATTGTAAAAAGATATGACCCTTCGTGCCATTTCTTGTCTTTGCCTATGTATTTGCCGTGTTGTCCGTCTAAAAGATCCCAACTAGTAACAGCAGGGTAATAAGAAAAGCAATTCCAGAGTTGAAGTTCATCAAGTCTTTTAATGGGAACAGTTTCCGGTTGAAAGCCACGTTGAATAAAAGCCGAAATTGGCAGTCTATAAAAGACAGCGCCATTTTCCATAATACAATGAAAAAGTATACTACGTCCAGTAAGACTTGATATGCCGAATATAATACAATCTTCAACTTCTCCATGATGTTTTTTAAGATCATATAAATATTCTCTTCTAATTTGTGCGTAAGTTGCAGGTATGTTTGCGTTTAAATAAGCCATGTATCATAAATTAAAATATTAATAATATTAAAAATATAATTACAACAGCCGTTGCAACTTTTTTATGTTCTTTAACTATATGTTTAGCTTCGTTTATAATTTTTTCCATAAATTGTCTTCTATTCATTGATATCTCCCCAATTTTTTCCTGATTCATAATCTACTTTGTTTGGAATCTCTAATGTAACAGCATTTTCCATAATCTCAACAATTTTTTTAGCTTGTTTATCAGATTCTACAGATATGTCTAATTCATCATGAACCTGTATGTGCGCTACAATGCCTTCTTTATATAAATCTAACATACATTTTTTTGTCATGTCTGCTGCAGATCCTTGTATTAATTTATTTAATGCTTTGTAAGTATAAGCACGCTTGATACCTGGCCCATGTTCCTGGACAGCTTGTTCAAACGGTAATGCCTTGTGCATACCAAATTGATTAGGTTCCCATAAATGAAATCTACATAATCTACCCAGTAAAGTTCTTATTTGACCTCTTTGTTGGGCTCTATTTGATACAGATCGCATAAGAGATTTAACAAAAGGTACTCGTTGGTGATAAATTTGAAATAATGATTCAGCTTTTTCTTTACTAACACCTAACTCTGCTTGTAATTTAGCTTTACCCATTCCATAAAACAATCCAAGATTTATTGTTTTAGCATCTGATCTAGGTATATCTGCCATTTTAGCTACAATGGTATGAAAGTCAGCATCGTTTTGTAAGTAAGAATCTTTAACTGCAAAGACACTAGTGTCTTGATCTAGAGATGCATAATGAACTACAAGTCTTGGTTCTTGTTGACTGTAATCAAAACATCCCCACTCGCAACCTGATTCTGGTATAAATAGGGATCGAATCATAGGACCTAAGTCTTTATTACGAGCAGGAATTTGTTGTAAATTTGGGTTAGAATAAGAAAATCTACCGGTAACTGTACCACCTTGGTCAGATCTTAATTGATTAATATCGGCATGTATTCTACCTTTGTGTTCGTGTTTAATAATAGTATCTATAAATGTTGTATGTGCCTTGTTTATCTCTCTAGCTTTTGCTATCTTATTAACTAATGGATGTTCATGAGTAGACAAGAAATTTTTAGTAAATGAAGGTGCCTGTGTTTTTTCAGTTCTTTCATACACCAATCCAAGTTTGTCAAAAACTTTGGCAATACTTCGTGCAGCCCATATTTGACACTCTTCTCCTGTTTCTTTTTTTACTTCTAACAACAATTGTTTTTCTTGTTTACTTAATTTTAATTTCAATGTATGAGCAGATTCGATATCGACTCTAACTCCTTTAAATCTCATATCAACTAAACATGGAAACAAATCTGTTTCTAAATTAAATATAGAACTTATATCTTGAGTAGTTATTTCTTTTTGCATAACTTTCCACAAAGCTAAAGTAATCTCAGCGTCTCGTTCTGCGTAATTTCCTACATATAATGCGGGTAATTTCCACATATCTGCTTTAGGATCTAAACCCCATTCTTTAGCAGCGTTAACTAATTCTAATTCATTTTTACCTTGACCAACGTAATCCCAACCTAAACTATTTAAATCAAATCTATATCTATTTTCATTTACTAATGAAGCTGCAATCATAGTATCATAAATTCTACCATTGATTTTAAAACCCATAGCTCTAATCCAAGATACATCATACATTGCATTGTGAAATATTTTATCTGCGTTAGATTCACAAATATCTTTAAACCATTTTAAAACTAAATCTTTATCTAAGTTACCACCACCTTCATGAGCAAATGGAAAATAACCTGAGTAACCATCTGTGGCAACAGCTATGCCAACCACTTTACCTCTACCAACAATAGCGCCAGATCCTTTTGTTTTTAAATCAGGATCATGTGTTTCTAAGTCAATTGCAATTTCATTAGCGTGGCGTAAGTCTGGAAATTCTGTAGGCTTAACCCATTCTGTTTGTGCTTGAAATATTGGTGGTTTCATATTTTTTTAACTTTCTTTTTGCTATGTTTAAATGCATTGTTTTTAGATCTAGTTTCTTTTTTAGTTCTTCTATAATTAATCTTAGTTGTAAGTTTCGATTGACTCCTATTTTCATAATCCCTTTCCTTTATCATTTCTAAATAATGTATTGCTTTTTCTATGTCTTGTTCCTTTCCTTTCGCTGCATGTCTGCATATATATTTTATAGCTGATCCCTCTGCAAAAGGCAACCTGTTCTTGTTTATAAACTCACTCGGCTGCATAATCATATCTT